CGATTTAATCGTTTTCTCCAAAAGAACCATATTGGACCCCTTTCGGGATCTGCACTTGAATCAGTTCTCCAGAATGGTTGGCACGAGGATCGTTCACAATGGTTCCATATTCGACAAGGAACCAATGTGTCCAAGGAGGTGGTTGTCCGCTTGTCATTTTAATCACACCGGGGCCTAGCCAAGCAGGCTAAACGAGAGACCAAGAGGTCCCCTGTCGAGGTGCAATGGTCCGGGATATCTCTATCCTGCACTGATTAATTAAAATGACTAAGAAGAATAGGAATCAACAGTCCCGAGGGACTTCGGGGAATAATTCTAGTTCCCGAGTTGTTTCGGTGCCCCGTTCTTTGGGCGCCCGAACCTCTTTTGGGAACAGGAACATGATTACCACCCGCGATGGTTTGAGGGTAAAATTCGCCGACCGTCTCGACGGTCTAAACGTGGATACTTCCGGTTATGTAAAGGGCTTCTTTACTCTGGGTGGTGCGTTTACGTACTACCCATGGCTGAAGAACATTGCCCATAACTATTCCCGGTATCGTCTCCACAGCGTCCGGTTGGGGGTTGCTGGTGGACTGCCCACGGATACCCCTGGCACCGTCACTCTGGCATACTTGCCGGAGTTCACGGATGTCCAGAATTGGTTCGCTGCGGCTGAAACGGCCTCGATCTTCCAGATGACAAAATCCACTACCGCTCCCATCTGGAGCGGCACTGGACTTCATCGTGATAATCCCTTATCAGTGGGCCTTAAGATGTCTGAAATTCATCAGATGTCTTCTTGGCTTTACACTGGTGCTGGGATTCCTGGAGATCAGAATACCCGTTATGCCGGAGCGTTTACCCTTCAGGTATCTCCCGCGGGAGTTACTGGAAGTCGTGGCTCGGTATTTATCGAGTACGACATCGAGTTTGTCCAGCCCACTTCCCCAATCTTCAACCCTGCAATCTCCCATCTAATGGATGGTTCTCCTGATCCTCTCCCCCCTCCTCTTGAGGGGGGGTGGAATAGAATCCCCATTGACTCCAACAATAAGACTCTCTAAAGAGCCACCATCTTCCTCCTGGCATGTGCGTATGTTGGGTCTACGTTGGCTATCTAGCCCCTGATTGTCCTAAGAGACATCAGGTCAATTGGACCAATCAACTTATCGTTCGTGTCTGAGTTTGGTGGGGTGAGTCCTCTCCCGTGAGGCGACTTTCCCGTGTACACTCC